AGTTAGACGAACTGAACAAGCGTCGCGAGCAGCTGGAAATGATGCTTCAGTGGCGGGAGTCTTTGGCGAACCTAGATGAAGAGTATGTTGGCGCGTTTGAGCAGAGATTCACCGATGTAACTGGGTCCACACTGACTGACGTTGGCCGCACCAAAGTTAGACAGTGGCTGAAAAAGACGCAGCTTTCCGATCTTCTGGACGCGCTCGATGCCGCGTTGGACACGTACTACAAGGGCGGTGATCCGGATGATCCTGAAAAATCGAACCAGCTCGCCGGCAAAGCCTTCGCCATGGTTCCGAGGATCGTAAACTCCAAACGGCTTAATGAAGAAAAGCCGTGGATGAAGGATCTATTCTACGTTCGCGCAATCATCCGCAACCGAATGTATTGCAACGAGCGGGTTGCGATCGATCTTCTTGAGCAAGCCTACCACGCTGGCGCTCATGTCGACGAGCTAAAGGACTGGGCCAAGCGAGCGCGCAATTGGACCAATTGGCGCAATGAAATGGAGTCCTGGATCGAGGAACTGGAGACGGCAGAGTGAGCCGCATCCGGTCAATCCACCCTGGCCTGTGGACCGATGAGCGCTTCGTCTCAGCAAGCCCAATGGCGCGCTTGCTGTTCATGGGGCTGTGGAACGAATGTGACGACTATGGTTCATTTGAATGGTCGCCGCTCAAGCTCAAGATGCGCCTACTGCCAGCAGACAATGCCGACGCTTCGGCGCTTCTGGATGAACTGGTCGAGGCCGGGTCCATCTTGCGGTACGAGATAGGCGGTAAAGCTTACGGAGCAGTCCGTAACTTCTGCCAGTATCAGCGCCCTAAGAAGCCGCATTCCACCTTCCCTCAGAACGATCAAGTTCGGGACTGGGTGAACACTGAAGCGCGTTCATCTCGTGACGGTTCGGAAGAGGTTCCGAACCAGTTACCCACCAGTGGGGAAATTCCTCGCCAGATGAAGGATGGAGGAGGGAATGGTAAGGTAGAAGGATCCTCTAACGAGGATTCGTCGGCTGAGCCGACTGAGAAACCGCTGACAGCGGAAGAAATCGTGGAAGCATGGAATGACCGAATGGTCCCCCAAGGCTTCCCTCCAGTCAAAAAGCTGACCGACACACGCCGGAAGCAAATCCGAGCCCGCATCCGAGAGAACACGATCGACGAATGGCAAGCGGCGATGGCTGCGCTGGAGCGGTCAGAGTTCTGCCGAGGCAACGGGCCTAGCGGATGGCGAGCTGACTTCGATTTCCTCCTTCAACCCAAGTCATTCACCAAGCTTCTGGAGGGCGCATATGACCACTAACCGTCTTTCAAAAGGAAGTGGCGGTACCGCCCACCGCTCTGCCTACCATGCCAGCGAATGGGCGAGAGCGGCCCGCTCAAAGGGCGATGCGAAAGCATCAAAGGCTTGGGAAGAGGCCGACGCTGAAGGCTGGGATTACGAGCACTTCGATCAGAGCATGCGCGAGGATCTGATCGACAAGCTCATGTCTGCACATCGCATCTCGCGGCACTCTGCCGAGCTGCACATCAGGAACGGACCAGGCGCAGCATGAAAAACCCAAGCATTTCAACCATCTCACCCACCGGAGGAAGGTAATGGCGTCTCGGGGGAGGGAACATGTCTAGCGCAATTTCGCACCTTCGGGCTCAAATGCTCGTGGACGAACTGGAAGCCGCGCAAGCCAGCCGCGTCCTGTCGATCGACGAAAGCCTGATCCTGGAGCGCTCGCTTCGCCGGCTCGGCCCAAAGCGCGAAATCTGGCGCTGGTCGGCAAAGGAGGATCGCAGGCTCAAGCTGCTGATCAAACGCCGCGGCTTCTCTCTCAGGGGAAAGCCATTCCAGCGCAATGACGAGGTGCAGCGCATCGCCCAGGACATGGGCCGCTCCTACCTCGCCGTACTGAAGCGCATCGAGAGATTGCGACGGCAAATGATTTGTCCAAACGCGAACGGAAAGCGGAAGGGGTAGGCTAGGCCATGTGTCACATCACCGATCATGCGCTACTCAGGTATCTGGAGCGAGTGAAGGGCATCGACGTGCAGGCCGCGCGGCTCGAAATGATGGCCGCTGAGAACGCCGTTCATACCGCCGCCAGTATGGGCTGCGATACCGTAAAGCTGGGTAACGGCGCTCGCCTGAAACTGCATGGCGATATCGTCTCAACCGTGCTGCCGAAGCGAGGATATTGATGGGACGGCCATCCACATTCAAGCAAAAGATCGCTGACGAGATTTGCGAGCGTCTGAGCAAAGGTGAGCCATTGGCCGCAATATGCCGTGACGCCCATATGCCAAGCGACTGGACTGTTCGCCAATGGGCTGATGCTGAGAAGCCATTCATCGATGCTGACGGCAGCGAGATAAGCTTCGCCATCGCCTACGCCCGCGCGCGCGACGTTGGTTTCGATACGTTGGCTCTTGAGGGGTTGTCGTTGCTGGACGAAGAGCCGGAGCGCGTCGTGACTATCAGCGGTGAGGATCGCTCAGAAAGCCGCATTGACAGCGCCTCAGTGCAGCGTGCGAAGAACCGATTTGAAGGACGGCTCAAGCTGCTCGCGAAGTGGGATCCCAAGCGGTACGGAGATCTGCTGAAGCTTTCCGGTTCGGACGGCACGGGTCCGGTTCCTGTGGTTTCCCTGAGCGCCGACATGACTGCCGCCCAGGCTGCGGAGGCCTACGCAAAGCTTCTCGGATGATGTTCGATTGGAAGCAGCCGAACTACAGCAGCGTCTTTGCTGAGAGAGCTGCAAAGCTCAAGCGGCTGCGGGCGATGAAGCCCGAGGAAGTTGCGGCGCTGAAGCTGTTCTACCGCGACCATCCGGTTGAGTTCATCACCGATTGGGGAATGACCAGTGACCCTAGGAACGTCGAGATTGGGTTGCCGGTCCACATTCCGTTCATCCTCTTCCCCAAGCAGATCGAGTTCATCGAATGGGTCTATGCGTTGTGGCGGGACCGTGAGGATGGGCTAGCCGAGAAAAGCCGCGATATGGGCGTCTCGTGGCTGTGCGTAGCGATTGCCGCGCATATGTGGTTGTTCTTCCCCGACATGCAGATCGGGTTCGGAAGCCGCAAGGAGGAGTATGTTGACGAGATCGGCAATCTGAAGGCGCTATTTCCGAAGATCAGGCTGTTCGTGGACATGCTGCCGAGAGAGTTCAGGCCCAAAGGATGGGATGGCGGCAAGTTCATGCTCATCAACAACCCGGAGAATGGGGCGTCGATCATCGGTGAGGCTGGCGACAATATCGGCCGCGGTGCCCGCACGGGCATCTATTTCAAGGACGAGAGCGCGTTCTATGAGCGATCGGAGAAGATTGAGGCCGCGTTAAGCCAGACTTCCAATTGCAAGATCGATGTATCTACGCCGAACGGGTCAGGGAACAGCTTCTATCGCAAGCGCCACAACGGCAAGACCAAGGTGTTCACCTTCCATTGGAAGGACGATCCGCGAAAAGATCAGGCATGGTACGAGAAGCAGAAGCGCGACCTCGATCCCGTGATCCTCGCCCAGGAAGTGGACATTGACTATTCCGCGTCGGTTTCGAATGCGTGGGTAGACGGCAACCTGTTCGAGGATGCGTTCTCGTTGGGCGCTGGCGAGGTCGAAGCTAGCGGGCCGAAGGTGCTTGGCGTTGATGCTGCGCATGAGGGTGATGACGAATCCGCGATCACGTTCCGGCGTGGCCGAGTCAGTCCGTGGACGAAGGTTCGCAAAGGCAGGATCGACGGACCGGACCTCGCCGGTTGGGTAGTTGCTGAAGCTGACGAGCTCGGCGGAGTCGAGGCCATCATTATCGAATTGGATGGGCCTGGCGTCAGCTGTTACGATACCCTGAAGCGCTCGAAATACGGCGATGTGACGGTGGGTGTTCATACCGGAGCTCGCCGATCGGACGGAAAGAACTACAACGTTCGCGCCAAGATGTGGCGGGGGCTACTTGATTGGCTCAAGGATACGCCGACCAGCATCAAACGCGACGGCGACCTGAAGGCCGAAGCCACGGCCATGCGTTACAGCTACAAGGACGGCCTTCTGCTGATGGAGGACAAGAAGCAGTACAAGAAGCGTGTCGGCAAATCGCCGGATCGGGCCGACAGCCTCGCGCTTACGTTTGCGATCGACGCTATGCCGAAGAAAGAGGCGGTGGCCGTGTCGATCCCAAGCATGGCCACGGCCTTCAATCGCTGATAGAAAAAGGGCGAATGATGATTTCGTTTAGCTCGCTCGACCGCCATGCCGTGCAAGGTCGGGGTGACGTGCTGATCGTGTCCTTGGATCGCGACACAGCCGATTTCAGCCATTTGCTTGGCCATGACGTGCAAATTGACGGGAAAGTCGTCAGGGTTGTGGGCGTAGAACGGTTTGCACACTCGCCACCATGGCGAGCGGGCGAGCATATCGGATTGCTGATTGCCTAACGAATTGTCCAAACGCCGCCGTTGAACCGTTTCCCTATCATCGTCCGCGATGGCGCGGGACGATTACGCAGAGGCCGACAAGCCGCAGTCGAAGAAAGACCTCACCAAGGTCCATGTCCGCGCGCTCAAGCGGTTCGACACGGCATCCCAGCCTCAGCAGGAAATCCGCGCTCACTCTCTGCTTTGCCGGCGCTTTATCTCCGTTCCCGGCGCCATGTGGGAAGGCCCGTGGGGCGATCAGTTCGAAAACTCCATCAAGGTCGAGATCGACAAGCTCTCAAAGGGCGTCGAGAAGATCGTCACCGATTATCGTGACAACCGGATCGTTCCCGACTTTCGGCCAGCTGGTGGAAACAGCGATCAGGATACCGCCGACACCCTGGACGGCATCCACCGCGCCGACAGCTACCAGTACAAGTCCCAGCAGGCTCGCGACAATGCTTTCGAGGAAGCTGCGGTTGGCGGGTTCGGGGCATATCGCCTGTGCAACGAACTCGCTGACCCATCCGACAAGGACAATGACGAGCAAAGAATCAACCCGGCTTCGATCATCGTCGATGCGGATCAGCGGGTGTTCTTCGATCCCAATTCGAAGCTCTATGACAAGTCTGACGCTCAGTGGGCGTTCGTGCTCACCGCAGATGCGAAAGAGAGCTTTGAGGACGAATATCCTGGCAAGCTGAGCGACTGGCCGGAGAACCGGCTTCAGGTCATCTACGAATGGTTCACGCCAGATGTCGTGATCAAGGCCGAATATTACGAGGTCGAGAACCGCGATGAGGATCTGCTAATCTTCACCCAGAAGCTGTCCGGTGAGGAACAGAGAGCCTGGGCATCGGATATCGAGCCGGAGGATATCCGTGATCTGAAGGTTCAGGGATGGACCCTCCAGAAGAAGAAGCGCCAGCGCCGCAGGGTTCGCAAGTACATCCTCTCAGGCGCGGAAGTGCTGGAGGACTGCGGTTATATCGCGGGCGATCAGATTCCGATTGTTCCGGTCTACGGCAAGCGCTGGTTTGTCGATAATCAGGAGCGGTTTCGCGGGCATGTGTCGAAGCGCATGGACGCCCAGCGCATCTACAACGCCAAGGTATCCAAGCTCGGGGAAATCGATGCCCTGGCTCCCCGTGAAAAGCCGATCTTCGCCACGTCGCAGCTTCCGCCTGGATTGCAGAAGCTTTGGGCCGAACAGGAGCAGCAGCGCCACCCCTACGCTCTGGTAGAGCCGCTGATCGATCCTTCAACGGGGCAGATCGTCTCCGCTGGTCCTATCGGCAAGGTCGAGCCGCCGCAGCTTCAACCCGTCACTGCCACCCTGCTTCAGATTGCAGCCGGTGATCTGACCGAAGAGACCGACGACGGCGCCGATGAGGTCAAGGCCAATACCTCAGCCGAGGCGATGGACATTGCGGCGACCCGCATTGATGCGAAATCGGCGATCTATCTCGATAACATGCGCCAGTCGGTTCAGCGCGAAGGTGAAATCTACCTCTCGATGGCCAAGGACGTTTATTACGAGCCTGGGCGGTCGGTCGAGACCATGACCGAAGAGGGTGATGACGGCGAGGCCAAGCTTCACGAGCCGTTCACCGACAAGAACGGCACCTTCCGCATCAGGAATGATTTTACTTCTGGCAAATACAAGGTCATTGCCGATGTGACCGAGGCAACCGCGACGAGGCGCGACAAGACGGTCAAATCCATGCTCAACACCGCAGCCGTCGCCGCTGAAGCGCAGGACATGGAGCTTGCCCAAGTGTGTATCCTCACCGCCGTGATGAACCAGGACGGCGAGGGTTCAACCGACGTGCAGGCTTATGCGAGGAAGCGCCTTGTCGGAATGGGCGTCGTTGCTCCGAACGAAGAAGAGCAGCAGCAGATGGAGCAGGCGCAGCAGAACCAGCAGCCCGATCCGCAAAGCGAGCTTGTCGGGGCGATGGCGAGCGAAAAAGCCGCGTCGGCAGAACTCAAACAGGCGCAGGCTGGAGAAGCCAAGGCCGGAACGATCCTCAAGATGGCGCAGGCAACCGCAGTGGGCGGACCAGAACAGGCGCCACAGGTTCCAGATGGGCTGGAGACCGCTCACAAATTGGCGGACATCAACAAGAAGGCGGCCGAGGCCGACCATATCCGCACCCAGACCAAGCATCTGCCGCAGGAACTGGCGATCGAAGGCATGAACGCGATCACCAACCGGTTGAAGGCGCACGGTCAGCAATTGTCGCAACGCAGAGTGCAGTAAGCCCGGTTTATCCTCCTCGCTTCAGGCAACCGCTCAGCCAATGAGCGAGGAGACATCATGGCGACCAAGCCGCTCGACGACGAGCAAGAACCCCTCGAACTCACCGAAGAAGATCAGGTCGAAGAGCCTGACAATGACGCTGAGCAGGAAGATGCCGACGAGGAAGAGCAATCCACCGAGGTCAATGACGAAGAAGAGACGGTCATCGCCTTCGACGGCGAGGAAGAGGACGCTCCCGGCGATTCCACCGTCATTCGGCGTATGCGGCAGGAGCTGCGGGACGCGAAGAAGCGCGTTTCCGAACTGGAGCGCCAATCTGCGAAGCCGAAGGTCGAGATCGGCCCCAAGCCAACGCTTGAAGGTTGCGAATATGACGAGGATAGGTTCGAAGCCGAACTGGATGCGTGGAAAGAGCGCAAGGCTCAAGCCTCACAGCATGAAGCTCAGATCGAGGAACAGAACCGCCGCGCCAACGAAAGCTGGCAGCGCGACGTAAACGCCTATGCCCAGCGCAAGGCCACGCTCGGGGTGAGCGATTACGAGACCTCTGAGACTGCTGTGTCTGCCGCGTTGAACGAGGTTCAGCAGGCGGTGATCGTCAAGGCTGCACAGGATCCCGCAGCACTCATCTACGCGCTCGGCAAAAGCGACACCAAGCTCGCCGAACTCGCGAAATATGATGATCCGATCAAGCTCGCGGCGGCAATCGCCCGCATGGAAGGAGCCGTAAAAGTGATGAAGCGCAAGAAGGCTCCGGAACTGGACCGTCCTCAACGTGGAACCGGATCGACCGTACAGCTCAGCACCGACGAACAGCTAGCCAAGCTGGAGAAGGAGGCTGAAAGGACGGGCAACCGTACCAAGGTGATCGCCTTCAAGCGCAAGCTAAGAGAGAAGGAGGCCAAGTGATGGGCCATGGTCTCGGATCGTTCGTCGCCGTATTGCTTGGTCTCGCCGTGCTGTTTCTCGCTTATGCCAAATGGCAGCGGACGTGGCCGTTCAAGTGACCAATATCGTCGCAATCCAAAAGTCATTCGCGCCTGACAATATCGTTGCCGGTTTGCGTAAGTTGGCTGACCAGATTGAAGATGGAGAATATGGGTTGCGGACCACCTGCCTAGTGGTGCTCGGCCATACCGACGACAGAATCGACGCTGACGGCGATAAGCGGCACAGCTCTGACTTCGAACTGTTTGGCTATGGTCCACGCTGTGACACATTCACAACGCGCGGGCTACTCCTGACGGCGGCAACACAGCTCTAATAATTGTCCAAACGCGAAAGCGAAAATGGCGGCGTAGTCTCACAGCTATAGCCGCCCCTCAGCTTCCTCCGGCTGCGACGGAGAGACCCAAACAGCGGCTTCGTGAACCGGCCCTCGCGCCGAGACGGATGCAACCAAGCTGAGGGTTTCAAATCATGGTCAATTCGTTCAACAAAGAAGAGCTGGTCGCGTTCGATCAGGTCTTCGAGGCATTCCAGGACGGCTTGGTCATCTCCAAGCTGTTCGAGACGTACCAGCTCGACGATGTTAGCGCAGAGCGCACCGGAAACATTATCTGGCGCCCGCAGCCCTACATCGCGCAGTCCTTCACCGGACTCGACCAGTCGTCGAACTTCGCGCGTAATTACACGCAGCTGTCGGTTCCGACGACCTTGGGCTATTCGCACTCTGTTCCGCTGACCCTTTCGGCGACCGAGCTTCGCGATCTGCTTCAGAAGAAGCGCCTCGGCCAGGCGGCTATGCAGCGCCTCGCGTCGGACATCAACGTCGATTGCTCGAACCTCGCCGCGCTCACCGGAACGATCTTCATCAAGCGCAGCTCGGCCGCGTCGGGCTTCGATGACGTTGCTGCCTGCGACACGGCGATGAACCGCAACGGCATTGCGATGGACAGCCGCAAGCTCGTCCTTTCGTCCGCAGACTACAACGCAATGGCTTCTGGCCTAGCTGGTTCGAACCGCTCGTTCGGCAACGACATCTCCGATCCGGCGCTGCGCAAGGCTTATGTCGGTCCGATCGCCGGGTTCGATACCTACAAGCTCGATTATGCCTATCGCAAGGCGGCGGCGGCGGGATCGAGCATCACGCTCAACGCCGCAAACCAGTATTACACGCCGAAAGCGACCTCGACGGCGACGACCGGCGAAATCTCCAACGTCGATAACCGCTATCAGTCGATCACGGTCAACTCGACCACCAACATTGCTGCCGGCGATGCGTTCACGATCGCCAGCGTCAACGAGGTGCATCACATCACCAAGGCCGACACGGGGAGCCTCAAGACCTTCCGCGTCGTCTCGGTGACGGACTCGACCCACATGGTCATTACGCCGCCGATCATCTCGGGTGGCGGCGGCACGGACGCCGAACTTCAGTATAAGAATTGCTCGGCAACCCCGGCTTCGACTGCGGCGATCACCTTCCTCAACACGGTTGCCGGCCCGGTCAATCCGTTCTGGCAGGCCGACGCCTTCGAGATCGTGCCCGGTCATTACAGGCCGGAGCAGGATGCCGGGCTCGCCATCACCTCGGCGACGACCGATCAAGGCATCACGGTCACGATGGCCCGTCAGGGCGCCATCGGAGACCTCAGCTGCAAGTACCGCTGGGACGTGTTCTACGGGCTGGTCAACAAGCAGCCCGAGATGACCGGCGCGATGATGTTCTCACAAACGTGATTGGTCAGGGAGGAGTGTTCCCCTGCGCTCCTCCCGTCTGACGAAGGAAAGATACGATGGCTTCCACGACGGTTCCAGAACAAGCGACTGTCACGTTCACCGTTCCTGCGGGAAGCGTGCTCGCGACCTACAGCACCGGTCCCTACCGGGTCGATCAGACGCTCACGTTCGCCAATTATCCTCCGGCGAGTTCCAATGTGTTCAACGGCTCTGGCGCGAACGTCACCTCGTCATTCTCCAATGCCACGCAGGTCACGATCTCGGCGGGCATCCACCGCGTTCTCTACAACGTCGGTGTCGGCGCGACGGTTATCGAGCGCGCCAATGCCCAGCCCGCTCCGGGAACGCTCAACGCCACCGGCACGCTGACTGCGGCTCTGATCCAGGGCGGTATTGTCACCTCGACCACGGCTTCCGCGGTGACTGCGACCCTAGATACGGGTTCGACCATGGACGCGGCCCTGACGATGGCCGTCGATGATTCATTCGATTGGTCAGTGATCAACACGGGCGGTTCAAACGCCTTCACCGTCACTGCCGCGACCGGTCATACGATCGTCGGTGCTGCGGCTGTTGCAGCGAGCACGTCCGGTCGCTTCCGCACGCGCAAGACCGCCGCCAACACCTTCGTCACGTACCGCATCTAAGGAGGGCCTTATGGCTGACCTCGAATATCCTGCCATGCTCTACAAGTCTGATGGTTCGATGCTCGAATGGGACGGCGAGATGTTCGATTATCTCATCGTCGAGAACGAGGACGAGGCCAAGGCCGCGCTGAAGGACGGATGGTCAGTCGGGAAGCCGGAGAAGGAAGCCCCAAAGGCCAAGGCGTCCAAAGCCAGTGAGGATAAGTAAGCGAATGTTCCGGCCATTTTGCCCGTCCGCCGCGACGAAGAATATAGATGTGGCGGCGTCGAGCGCCAACGTGCTGGTGGCGAACGCTACTGGCCAGCAACAAATCTACGTGTTCAATGACGGATCAGCGACGGCCTGGATTGCATTCGGAACAGACAATAACGTCGCAGCCACTTTAGCTGCTGGAATGCCGATCGGCTCCAAGCTCGGCGGCGTAATCACGGTCACTGACGGTCCTATATGGGCGGCCGCTATTGCTGCCGCTTCGACCGGGAAAATCTACTTCACGCCCGGTTCGGGGATCTAGCCTTAAATTGTCCAAACGCCTCGTGATGCGGCTCGTCCTATAGTCGGGACGCCATGACGATCACGCTCACGCTCTCCACCGATGGTCCGCCCAAGCGGCAGATAATCGAGCTGGCGTTCGGCGAGATCGGATCAGCGGGCTATGAGTTCGGACGCACTCCTGAGGAAGTCGCGGACGCGCTGCTGAGATTGAACGCGCTCTGCCGGGAATGGCCCTACAACGCGCTTGGTTATGCTCAGCCGGATTATGGCCTCGGAAGCCCGGATGATGCGTCTGGTATCAGTTTTGAGGCACTGAACGGGGTATCAGCCGCGCTTGCTCTACGCATTGCTCCAGTAATGGGAGCCACGCTCTCGGCAGAGGCTAAAGCAAATCTCGCTACTGCGGTGTCCAAGCTCTATGCACTGACCGCAACTATTCCGACGATGCCGATGGCCAAGAACACGCCGCGCGGCATGGGTTCCGAACATCTGACGGACTTTGGGGTAGCAGCGCCGTTCATTAGCGAATCGTATGACGACGTTAACCCGGCGAGCAGCTGATGCGTATCCCTCTGATCTCGGGAATCCTCGCAGATAATACCGCAGAGTTCCTGATCTCATACGCGACCAACCTCGAAGTTGTTCCTGTAGAGAACAAGATCGCTAAAGCCCAATTCAGGGCGACATCCGGGGCAACGTCCTTCACCACCGGACCCGGAACCGATCGCGGTGGAATCAACTGGAACGGCACACTCTACCGCGTCATGGGGACGAAGCTGTGTCAGGTCTCATCGACCGGGACAGTCACGCAATTGGGTGATGTTGGCGGCGCTGGGCCATGCACGTTCGGCATTGGGTTCGGGTATATCGGCATCCGCAGCGGCGACCAACTCTATTATTGGGACGGCACCGCGCTCACCCATGTGACTGACACCGATCTTGGCCCGGTCCTCGATTATCTCTGGATCGACGGCTACAACATGACCACCGATGGCGAGAATGTCGTCGTCGCCGAATTGAACGACAAGACCTCCGTTCTTCCGCTGAAATACGGGTCAGCCGAAGAGGATCCAGACATGGTTACCGGCCTCATCAAGGTGCGGGATGAGGCCTATGTGCTCGGCCAGTACACCATCCAGGTGTTCCAGAATGTCGGCGGCAGCGGCTTCCCATTCCAGAACGTGAAGGGGGCCAGCATTCCGGTCGGCTGTGTCGGAGCAATGGCCAAATGCCTGTTCGCCGACAGCTTCGCCTTCTGCGGATCGGGACGAAACGAAGCCATCGGTATCTACATCGCCGGGAATGGCTCGGCTGACCGCATTTCTACACGCACGATCGATGACGAACTGGCGAAGGTGGCTGACCCAAGTCAAATCATCCTCGAAAGCCGCACCTACCGGCAGGAGCGCCGGCTGCTGGTTCATCTTCCCGACAAGACTTTGGTATTCCAGCTCAATGCGACCAAGGCCCTTGAAAGCGAAGTCTGGTACATCGCTCAGTCAGGCGTCGGAAAGCCCTACCGTCTACGTTACGCGGTCGAATGTTACGGCAATTGGTACGTCGGGGACACGGAGAGTTCCGCCATTGGTGAATTGACCGATACCGTCAGCACGCATTTCGGAGAGGTTGCGCAATGGTCCTTCGACGTTGGACCAGTCTATAACGAGGCCAAGGGCGGGATTGTCAGCTCTCTCGAATTGATCGGCCTCCCCGGAAGGGCTCCGTTCGGAGTTGACGGCACGATCTGGCTGTCCATGACCCGCGACGGGCAGAGCTTCAGCGTCGAGCGCCCGATTCCAGCGGGCAAGGCGGGACAGTTCGCCGCCAGGCTTCAGTGGCGCCCTCGCACCAATTTCAGGACGTGGATCGGTTTCCGGTTCCGGGGATATAGTTCGGCCATGCCCGGAATTGCTGCGCTGGAGGCGGATATCAAGCCGCTGGCCGCATGAGTAGCGTTATTCCCCGCTATTTGCTGGAGAGGCACTTCGGCAACGATCAGCGCATGATCAGGGCGATGGAGGAGCAGTCCATTGCTGTGTCGAGCGGAGTTGCGGCGACCTCAGCCCTTCAGGACGCAACGGTCATCGTTCTCTCGCCCAACGGCGATTTCACCAACGAACGAACCCTGGAAGTCGGCGCCGGGATTGAGATGGAGATCACCGACGATGCGGTGATCCTGCGTGTCGCCGATGTTGTCAGGAGCGAGAACTTCGTCGTCACCATGCTTCCGTCTGACAATACGGTCCTGAACCTACCAGCAACATCAGGAACGCTCATCGGCACCATCAATGCGCTTGCTGTGCTCGGCAACTATGCCAGTGACGCGGCAGCGGCTGCCGGAGGCGTTCCGGTAGGCGGATTATACCGCAACGGTTCGGCGGTTCAGATACGCACCGTCTAGAATTGTCCAAACGCCAGAGGGAAACGCTTTCCCTACACTCGGCTAATGGGCCTTTTTTCTCTGATTGGCGGAATACTTGGCGGCGGTTCCGCGAAGAAGGCCGTCAAGAAAGCGACCCAGCAACAGGTTGACGCGCTCAACGCGGCAATCGCTGAACAGCATCGCCAATTCGATATAACCGACGCAAATTTCAAACCCTACCGCGACATCGGCGGAAAGGGATTGGCCAGCTTTGGCGATCTGGTCGGCGTCAATGGCGCTCCGCAACAGCAATCGGCAATCGATGTGCTCAAAGCCTCGCCTTTCTATCAGTCATTGTTCCGCAATGGCCAGGAGACGTTGCTTCAAAACGCCTCCGCGACGGGAGGACTGAGGGGAGGCAATACCGAGCGAGGCTTGGCCGACTTCGGGGCCGACACGCTGATGCAAACGATCCAGCAGCAGCTTGCCAGCCTCAGCGGTCTCGCCGGAATGGGCATGGGTGCGACGAATGCCGTGGCGAACTTCGGCCAGCAGGCATCGCAGAATGTCCAAAATGACTTGATCGGGCAGGGTCAAGCTCGCGCGTCCGGTTCCCTAGCTAGGGGCGGTCTCAACGCGCAGATGTGGAACAACGCAGGGAGCTTCCTCGACCAAGCTGTGCAAGCTGCTATTGGTGCTGGTGCAGGTGCGGGGGGAGCACCGTTCAGCCTCGGCAAATTCATCGGGGGCTTTTGATGCCGCTGGATGACTACGGCTCCCTTCTCCGCAGCGGACAAGCGGCTGTTCCGGATTATGCGGCGCAAGCGGTCCAGAACCAGCTTCTGAACCTGAAGAAGCAGGAACTGGCGGCCAACCTCTCCGAGCTCCAGCGCAAGCAGCAGCAGCAGGAGCAGTTCCAGAACGACCTTCATGGCGTGTTGCTCGATCCTTCCGCCGATAACGTCAGCGCGCTCATCCTGAAGCATCCCGAGTTCGCCGATCAGGTGAAGAGTGCATGGGATCTGAAGGACAGGGCCGCGCAGAAAGCCGATCTAACACAGATGGGCGAGGTCTATTCCGCTGCTGCGAACGGCAAGTGGGATTTGGCCGCGAAATCGCTTCAGAGCCGGATCGATGCCGACAGGGCGGCAGGACACGATACGGCAGACGACCAGGCGATCCTTGATGCGCTGAAATCCGGCGATCCCGTGCAGCAGAAGGCGGCGCTGGGCATGATCGGAACGCATCTTGCAGCGG